TTAGAATATATGTCAACATATATCGTTACTCTTGTTTGAGATGTGACTCTATCAACCACGATTTTATCTATTGAGTTAATAATTCTTAACTCTTCCATTTCACCCAAACCCCAATCTTCGGATTCTTTAACGATTGAATCTAATTCTGAATCAATCACATTTTGGCAAACTATTTTTATTTTTTCATCTTTCATATTTTATTAATCTAATAAACTCGCAATTGCGGAAATTATATAGATAAATACAAAATATAATAGGATAGTTATAAATAAATCGATAGTGAATGTGAATATCCATAACAAGAATCTAATAACCGGAAACCACTCAGATGCTGAAACCGGAAATAAACTCATTATTGAGTTAACGACCGTACTTCCAACAAGGTAGAAGAAGAAAATAAATGTTCCAAAGAATAATATTTTACCTATTGTTTTCATATTACAAAGATACAAAATTTAGTTTAATCCACCAAATTTATTTTAAATTTTTACCTTTAAATAATTTGAAAAACCCGTGAAAAATTAATATTATAAGGAATACTCCTAAAATTATTAAAATAGTTATAGGGTATTTCAAACATAGTTGAAAATACCCATAAAGTAGAAATAATGTTCCTATTGTAGCTAATGTCGATTTTAAAATTAGTTTTGTCATATTTTTTCATTTAACTAGATATCTGTAATGAGGTTTTTGAATTTCTCCTTCTGCTATTATGGTGAACGCTCTAACACTTTTTTCACCATCACTTAAAGTCATCTCGATATTAACACCAACGTGTCCTGTTACAACGGACATATTATCAATATTCAATTTTTTAACTTCGATTCTGTGAGCAAGTTTAATTAGAGAACTCTCATAATGGTCTTCAGCCTTTTTAATTTCTTTTTGAATGAACTTATCTTTACCCATATTAAAAGTCTTTCTAATCTCATCCTTAATTCTTTTATAGGTAACATATTCTTTTGTATTATAAAAACCTGATGGAAAAGAATAAAAACTACTTGTTGGTAAATGTTTGTTTTTTAATTCAGGTTCTAAACCAAAATACTTACACCAATCAATCTCACTCCACTTACTTTTTTTAACCAAATCCTCAAATTTTTTTTCAGACCATTTTTGAGTCATTTCGATAAATTGTTCTTTTAATGTTGTTGTTTCGGTTCGTAGTATGTTTATTAATTTTTCCATAATACAAAGATACGAACTTTATTTCAATTTACCAAATTTATTTTTTGTAGCCAGGACAGGGATCGAACCTGCATTTATACCACTACATAACTCTCTTTATGGGTGAGCCGCACGAACTCTTGTTATGTATGCGTTACCAATTCCGCCACCTGACTATTAAGTGGTAATAACCACTAATAACTACTACTAGATCTTAATTGATTTTCTTCAAATGTCGCACTTTCCCACTCATCGTCTTCGTGATTTGTTACGTTATGAAAATACCTTGACAAACTATCCGCAATTTCAATTAGTTTTGGGTCGTTTCTCCAACCTCTAATCGTACAATCATTGTTGATTCTACCTAACATTCCTCCACCTAAATAATTTTGGTAGGCAGTCATTTTTTCACCAGGATAACCCCATTGAGTTAGGTCAATTTCAACTCCACCACCTCTATATGACGCTTCGATACGTAATGTTGTTTCTTTAATTTTGTCGATTGTTTCTTGTGTTAGTTTACTCATATTGTTATTGTTTTTATTTATAATACAAAGATACAAAATTTACTTTAATCTGCCAAATTTATTTTGACTTTTCTAAAAAATACTCAATATTATCTTTTTTAAACGTCCATTTTATGAATTTTTCAGACATTCCGTTGAAGTAGTGGGAGTCTAATGCGTCATTAATAAACTCAATTATCATCTCTTCTTGGATATTTTCGTCAGTAATTTCGAGTTCTTTCATTCTATTTAAAACTCCATCGGGTATATTAATCATTATTTTCATAACACAAAGATACTAATTATTTTCTAATCCACCAAATTTATTTTGTTCTGTCAATTACAACGTAAATAGTGTCAATAACTCTACCTGTCACTTTCGGTTCTTGGTTATTAAAAACATTACCAAAGTTTTTTTCCAATACCTCAACTTTTGTTATAAAGTGATTTGTAAGACCTCTGTTTGAAAACCAATTCCATCCTTTTGTTTGATGATATACTAATTTAACTTTCCATCCGTGTTGTGCCGCGGAATCCAATTTGTTGATAACCTCTTGATTTGGGTTATCGTTGTCTATTGAGAAGTCAAAAGGTATTGAACTATTCATACCTGTTTGAGTTACGTTTAAGTGTCCCTCCCAACTTTTCCAAATTAAACCTGTCTCTGAGAATTGTGTTATCACTCCGATTCGTTCTCCATTTGAATAGTTTTCTGAACAACTTGATAGGGTTAATAAACCCAACAATGATAGTGATAAGATTATTTTTTTCATAATACAAAGATATAAATTTTATTTGAGGTAACCAAATTTATTTTTAAGTTCGGATAGAATTACGATATCTCATACCACGTTTTGAGACCGCAATTCTAGTCTTTAGAGTATCCGAACTTTTATTCTTCTATTGAAATATCATACGTTTCTTCATCCTCAATGGAATCCCATTCCAAATCTTGATTAGAACGATAATCAACTTCATCCAGAAATTTTTGTTCATCCTGATAAAATAATTCCGCATCTTCATCACTTATTTCTGCTGAGTATTTACATATTGTTGTAAATTTTTCAAACCAAACTAATTTTTTTACCATAATATTTTTTTTAATAAAGATACGAAATTTATTCTAATAATCCAAACTTAAACCATTTTCATATACAATGTCTCTTAACATCTGTCTATATTTCTCAGCAATTTGATACTCCATTTCTGACGCTTCTTCTCCTTCAGTTATTACACTATTTCCATACTTTGTGGTGGCTCTAAGTTTATTATCTAATTCATCCACAACGTGTCTCCACTTCCAACCATTTAACGCGGCTGACGCTGATTCAAATTCTGTTTCACTATCAAATTCTAAAATTATTTTACTCATAACTTTTATTTTTTAATTGGAACTAAGATGGGACTCGAACCCACAATGTGAACCCGTCTCAGGTACCATAACCGTTTCGGCTTTGATGTCTAGAACATCGGACTATTCACTACTTAATTCTCTAATACAAATATACTAATTATTTTTTAATCCTGATAAATTTTAGAAACAACCTCATCAACTAACTTAACCGCATTTAGAATATCCCTTTCCTTATCCTTCTCATACCCCACATAACTTACGGTATGTGTATGACCAATATCTAACTTATTTAGAATGTACTTAAATTCACCATTAGAATCCATAACATAAACATCAACATTACTAACTCCGTTTCTCAAGTCATAAACTAACTTGAATTTTTTACCGTTAAGTTCAAAAAATCTTGATAATCTTCCTACATCACGATTAACTATTTTAGATTCGTGTATGACTTTAATTTTACTTGTTGTGGTTGTTTTTTTCGTTCTCATAATACAAAGATACAAAATTTAATTTAATCTGCCAAATTTATTTTAATTAACTCCAAGCCAATTGAAATGTTAAACTCATTCCCCAAGGTAATTTGTAGACCATAAACCCACCTGTACCAACATTAATAACTTCATTACTATACGCAGCTCGTGTCAGTAAACTCCTCGCGGTATTTCTTAGGTCTTGAATATCAGGAACTTTCATACCCGCTGAACTACCCATATACCATTGGTGGTTGGTTTCTACCATATGTTGATGAACCTTCTCAAAATTAAAGGTTGACATTATTTTTGAGTTTTGTTCTTCTAATTCCGATTCTGTAAATTTTTTCTGTGTCATTGTTGTTGTTTTAATTGTTTTACAAATATACAAAATTTACTTTAATCCACCAAATTTATTTTGTTTAAAATTACCCCCAAAACTATACTATTAGTATTGAAATTTGAATAAAAATAAACAAACCTTAATCAATCATATTAACCCAATCGTTTTTAAAGTCAGGATAGTATAATTTAAACTTATTAAATCTGGTCGTCATTGAGTCGATCTCGATTGATACGACAAAAGCGTATAACAAACAAATGTACTCACCATTGTTAAATGATTTAATTAAAAGGAGGGTTAAGAAATAACATACAATTATGTTAAATGTTTCCCTGATTGAATAGTCTAGTAGTTTCATAATTTAAGAGTCTAAGGTTTGAATTAAGTACATCATCGATTTATTTCTATCCCCTTCACATTCTCTAACCCATAATGATATTGTATCAACAAGGTCTTCCAAATATTCTTCCGAGGATATAGCTTCCAAGTATTCTTCACTATGTGAATTACTTTGTGTTTCACAAAATAGAAAGTGTTCTATTATTTCTTTATTTGTCATATTAATCTTTATAAGGGTCAAACACTGCTCTAATAACTGAAATCGCCACCGGCACAAGACCCACAACCACAAAGGAGACATATGCAATACCATATTGTTCTGTAATCACACCATAAGTTCCCATAATTAATAATCCAACGATTCCAAGTAAGATTATTACGCTAAACACTTTCATAATTTTATTTTCCATATTATTTTATTTTTTTACTTGTTAAATTTTTATTAATAAATTCTTGTTTTTTCTACTTTACAATCAACATTAAATTTGTGTTTAAGATAATATACAATATAGTCCTTTTCTTTTTCATTGTATTTAATTATTTTAGTACCCATAAAGTTTTCTCCAATAATTGTAATTGTGAATTTGTGTGTTGGCATAATTTTTATTTTTATAATACAAAGATACGAACTTTATTTCAATTTACCAAATTTATTTATTTGTAGTCCCACCAAGAATCGAACTTGGAACTAGAGCTTAGAAGGCACTTGTTATATCCTTTTAACTATGAGACCAATTTGTAACCTTTACAACATATTACAATCTAATATGAATGGGACATTCTGTTACAACGCTTTACCCACCAACGTTTTGTACTCCCAACGAGAATCGAACTCGTCTCTCATCCGTGAAAGGGATGCGTCCTAACCGATAGACTATGGGAGCATATCCGCGGAGGCTTAGGGATTCGAACCCCAGTTACAATTTCTTGTAAGTCAGTTTTCAAGACTGATGCGTTAAACCACTCTGCCAAACCTCCATTAATATTTCATCTTTCAAAGAACAATACAAAGATAAGAATTTTATTTTACATTACCAAATCTTTATCAGGAACCGGAACATAACTCACAACCTTTCTTGAGACGGTAATGAAATATCCCTCACTCTGAGGGAAAGCCTTATCCAATCTTAATATGATATCGGTGGCTTCCCTCAATGTATTAATAGACTTTTCGTGTGTTGCAAATACGTGTCTACCATTCTTACTAACATTTATCTCGTAACTCATATGTTTTATTTTTATAATACAAAGATACAAAATTTACTTTAATCTACCAAATTTATTTTTCTTCGTATTCGGGTAATTTTGTTGTAAATAATTTTTGTATACTATAACGGCACATCCATTGAATATCGTCCCAATCACCATTGGTGGTTTTGATGTGTAAGTGCCACTTATTCATCCCACCAAAATCACTTGTATCTTTTACTGCTCTAAGGTTTCCCTCAATTACTTCGAAAGGTTTTATCTTGTTTTTCATAATACGAAGATACAAAATTTATTTTAACCCACCAAATTTTTCATAAGATATTTTGAACAATCGGTAATTTCTTTGTTTCTATAAGCGTCACAGACAACCCATTTACCCTCTTTTGTAAATAAATACCCATACTCTTGAATATCCCCTGAAAAATAAGATTCTTTACTACTATCAATATCAGGTTTATCATAAGAATCCCCCCTGTCTCTATGATAGGCTATGACAACATCTTCTTCAGGGCTGTTAAAAGAATGAGTTTCTTTTGTTGGTTCAACCAATGGCCTCAAAGAAGATAATGAACCCAATTCAATTAATTTTTTAACTTTATCCCTGTTTTTATAGTGTCTTTCCAATATAACCCCATTATTGTTGGGATAACCATCCCAATGACAATAAACAGAACTTACACTTCCATCTTCATTTTCAATTCCAATTCTAGACCTTGTTGCCATATTTCTTAATTTTAGAATACAAAGATATAAAATTTATTTTAATCCACAAAATAAAAAACCCCAAATTTTTTTACGAATTCGGGGTCAATATTAACCAATAAATAAGAAAGGGTTGTTTGTTTTGGTATCAAATAAATATATCGAAAAAATTAAAAGTTCAAAAAATATTTATTTTTTTTATTAAAATCAAAATATTTATTATAGTATGTTAGTAACTATCAATGATGTTCAGTTTAAAGTTAAACTATTAAACACCCAAGAAGAGACTAGAAAAGGAATGATGGGTAAAGATTTTGATAAATCTTTTAGTGGAATGTTATTCGATATGGGTAAAGGTGAACATTGTTTTTGGATGAAAAATTGTATTATACCTCTCGATATCATCTTTATTAAAGATGATAAGATTTCAAAAATTCACCACAAATGTCCTCCTTGTAAAACAGAAGATTGTAAAAACTATTGTGGTAATGGTGAATATGTTCTTGAAGTAAAGGGCGGAACTTGTAAAAAATTAGGTATTAAGGTTGGTGACTTAGTTGAGTAGGTCTATAGTAATACTTATCATTTCCACAATTAAAAATTCTATTATACCCCATTTCGGTCATTATTTGATGTTCGGTTTTATTTTTATCGGCACCATTCTTAACTAATTTATGTTTCTGATAATTAACACGATTTTCTCTAACCCCATTAACAACATAATGGTAATTAGGTTTTGTTCTACCATCATATTCAAATCCCAATTTTTTATATAATTCGCCACTAGCCCAAGAAATATCGCAATATGATATCACTCCTAAAGGTTTGTATTCATTAAGAAATGAATTGAATAATTTTGACGCTCCCCCAATAACTGAGGTATTTAATTTATTACAAAATCTAACTAGTTCATATTCACCATATTTTACGTTTTTATTTAAAATTTTTCTCATTTTCATAAAAGTCATAAGTGAAACTAATTCGTTATTATAATATAATCCATAATTAATATTCGTATTAACAAACCCTTGTAAGTGATTTAGAGTTAAAAAGTTTTTAATGATTTCTTTATCCGTTATTTTTCTAATTTCAGTTTTACGAGCATAAATTTTTTCAGACTTATTTAAAAGATTTTTTATTATAGATTCAACGATTTCTCTTTTCTTATCGAAATCATCTTCAAATATATGAATTAATCTTATATTATTTTTTTCACATAATAATGTTTTATTAATGTGGTAATCTTTATCAACGAACAAATCGGAATGCCATCTTAGTCCGTTGAATTCAAATCCCAACTTTAATTCAGGTATGTAAATATCAATTTCTTTTCTTTCTACTTTGAAGGAGGTTATAACCTCATTTTCATACACTTCACTTATTATTTTCCCCAATAAAATTTCTTTACCCGATACATTACTATCGATTGGTTTACAAATCGGACAAACTTCGGTACCTACAATTTTTCTATTTGAGAATATTCCTTTAGGTAATTTATTATCACCATGCAATTGACATCTAATTATGAAATTTTTATCGTCTTGATCAACAACATCCGGATTTTTTTTCTTAAAATTTTCAAATGCAGTTTTTTTTATTTTCTCTCGTTCGATCGAACCTCTACTTTCTTTCCATAGTTCACTTTGTCTAAAATGTTCAGTTCCCCATTTTTTTAGACTTGTTTGTTTTGATTTTTCTTTGAAAATTTTTGTCTTATACGGATTATTACCTCCGAATACCTCAATTAATTTTTTCTCTCTTTTTTCTTTACTACATTTAGTGGAACAACTATAATATCCACCATTATTAATGGATTTATTATATCTCCTTAATTGTATCTTGACATCTTTACCACAAACATCACATTTGGCATCGACAATTAAATGACTTTGGGGGTTAACTAATTCTATGGGTAATTTATTAACTTGATTGAAAACAACGGGTATGTTATTTTTTCTATAATAATCACATACATTTCCAGTAATTCTTATTTCGAGTTCTTTAGTTAAAAGCATAGTAAATGGTTTACTATAAATATAGTAAACCATTCATTTGTGTCCACCGATTTTTAAAAATATTTTCTTAAATGTTTTCTTATCGATTCTCTTAAATTCCGACTATTTTCTTCAATTTTTTGCTTCAATACATTCACAAATTCGGATTGAACCATCTTCGTGAACTTAACATAGGGAGCATCTTCAGCATTAGGATCATATTTATATTTCCCTTCAGGTGGTCTTTTTGACCTTCCGAGATAATTTAAACTTGAAATGTTCGTAATACATTTGTGTCCCCCACTATTAGCCTGAATCAAATCCCAAGCATTTATGGTAACCCCATCAAGTAAAGTTTTCTCCTCTTCAGTTAAATCTTTAAATGGTTTATCCATAATTTCTTCAAGTCTTGACAACGATTCTTCATTGGTTGATTTGAACTTTTCTCCGTACAATGCCTTAAAATCTTTGGATGTAAATCCAACCGACTCTTCACCAAATTCTTTTGAGCTTTCAGATATCCACTTAATAGTTGATAATGGAATTTCTTTTTCTTTTAATTTACCTTCCCATTTACTTAAAACCTCTTGCGCAATTTCGCCAAGATTTACTCCTTTAAGTTCTCTTTCTTTTTTAAATGGATTACAAGACGCTTGTACTAAACCTAACGGCCAAGCAATAACTAAAAAGTCGGCTTCAGGATTGTTTTTAAATGGTGTATATCTATCATAAGAACCAGGAGAAGTCATCTTACCCCCACCATACTGAACAATTATATTCCCATCAACTTTAACATTTGGGTGAGATTTCATTTGTTCAATATACGATTCTCTATTTTTTTGTAGTTGTGGAATTGTTGCGTAACCTTTTTCAGTCATTAAACGTTTTATGTTTAATAATATGCTAAGTAAAGATGGTTTTGAGGTCATTACAAGTTCTTCTAAAAAACCCGGTTTGTTTTTAAATGCCAATAACAATTTGTTTGTTACCAAACCCATTTTCATTTTATTAGCTCCTGCCGATGAATCTTTATCTAATTTGAATAAATAATTTATAACCTCGTCCACACTAATATCTTTTGACGCATAGTTCGCCGAATCTACCGTTGATATTAAAGTTAAATCTTCATTTGGAAATATTTCTTTTGGGGATACAATTTGTGATATTGTTTCAACGTTCGATCTTGATGGTCTGAAACTTGTTGATGTTCCTTTTTCTACTCCGGCTTGTCTATCGTGATGATCCGTATGAATAACAAACATTGGTTTCCCGTGAGCAAAATCAACTAAAACAGGCATAACATCACCACTCGCATCATTCTTTTTTACGGCAAATTCTTTATCCCCATATTGAATTACGTGAGCATCGATAACTTTAATTCCGTTATTTTCGAGATACTCTCTCACAGCTATTGCGGTAGTTACTCCGTCAAGCTAAAGATCCTGGTGGAAGTAGATTTCCGCTTTTTTGTAGCGTTCTGCGAGAGATTTAATCCCTCTTAATCCACTTTCCGCCAGGACCGATTTGTTTTTTCTGGTAGTCATAGTTTATATTGTTTTATAATAAATATTTAGTTAATGAAAATAATTCGTCCAATGTTATAGAACATTTGTCTTGTTTTCTACAATTTTCGCTCTCCGTTAAAACTTCTAAATTTTCTTTAGCCGAAATTATTTTAGGCGGTACATTATTTTTAAATCCTTCAAAAATACTAAACTTATGGTCAATATGATAAAATCCTCTACCAATTTTTAACTGATTAGGATTTATCGATTCTTTATGTAATTTATAATTTTTTGTTGTTAAAGACCTAACCTGTTTTTTATAATTTTCTATTTTTTTAATTTCTTCATCAGTCAATGAAAGTTTTAAAGAATCATAGTAACACTTTTCACATATGTATTTATTATTTTTTCTACTAAAGTTAAGATATTTCTTTATCAATAAGTGATTGTTATTACATTTAACTTTCATTAAACTATTTTTACCATTTATTTTGACAATTTCAACTAAATTAAAATTTTTATCTTCTACAATTTTTTTTAAAAAAAATTCGTCTATTATGGGTTGATTTTTCTTTATTTTAACTTCGTTTTTTTTGGACGGGTTATTATCCCCAATCCACTTTTTAGAAAAAAAATCTTTCAAATTATTTAATTTTTCAGTTTCTAAAAAATCCTCCCATTTTCTATGGTCTCCAAATCTACCATTACCTTCACCGGTACATTGGCATGGTCTACAAATTTGAGTCTGAAAACTCATTTTTTCTTTTTTCAAATGACAAGCAGATATTGAATGTATTTTGTTAGGATATTTACAATTTTGGTTATCACAAACCCAAATAACTTTAAAATTAGATATTCCAGGTTTTTTACAGGTGATATTTTCATCAACTAATTCATAGTGAATTAATTTTTTTTTATTAAATCTAGGTTTCCAAATACTTTTTATCATAAAGGAGGTTTTAATTATAAATATTTCTTTTTTATAAAAAACCCATCTAAATCGTTATGGAAGTAGTTATTTTTTAAATTAATTTACCTATTACAGATGGTCCACCGATTAAATTAATTAAATCGCCAATAACGTCTACGTTAGATTTATTTGTTGTTTGTTGAGTTTGGGTTGGTGTTTCGGGGGTAGTCTCTTGTTTAAATAAATTACTCAAATCAGTATTTCTAAAGTCTTGTAATGCCAATGCCTGACCTTCAGGTGTTTTATTGTATTCAGCGATTTTAGCATCTAAATCAGGAACTTTTTGAGCCAATTCTTCAGGAGAACCTGTAAAATTAGTTAATCCTATTTTATCTAAAAGTCTTAAATACCATTTACTGCGTCTAAGTAAAGATCTTGTTGCCGGATTACCTCCAAATAATCTTGGGGCTCCCGCCGCAAATTTTTCTAAAAATGTTCTATCCGCTGAGGTCATATATTTAAGATAAGACCATTTACCGGTTCCGTGACCTCTAAACATTTTAGGTCTAACACCTGATTTATATTCTTTAGTTGCCTTTACTATCATATCAACCCATTCTTCAATAGTTTTAACAAACCCTTTACCTCCAGGAACTCTTTTAATTAATTCAACTAATTTAGGCCCTAAAGTACCGATTTCTTTGAACAATTTAACCAAAATAGGATATTTTGAAGCCGCCATAGCCCATTCAGTTGGAGTTTTTAATCCTTTTAAAAATTTAGCCCCCTTTCCTCCGGCCTTTAAAGCACCAATTATTGGTTTACCTACTAGGTCACCAACATATGGGACTGCAGATATTAAAGACATCAATCCAAATAATTTATCTCCTTGTCTAAAATAATCAAGAGCGTTAATAATATCAACAACTCCTGTCGGGTCAAAAACCCCAACAATATCTCCAAGAGTATTCCACCATCTCGCTTCATTTATTTTTTTTGAATTTTTTGGTGAAAATTCTTTAATAAATTCAACCACAAATTTTTTATCACTTGAAGATAATTTATCCCATTTTTCTTCAAGTATTTTGAATTGCTCTTCCTTATAGATTTCAACTAATCTAAATTTTAGTTGTGTCTCAGTTAATATTGTTTGTTTCATACTATAATAAATATACTTATCTATCTCTTCTTATAGGTTTATTTGTACTTATTTCAGTAAATTTACTTATATTGTTTAGTTGTTCTATTTTATCAACCCTTTTTTCTAATAATTCTACTCTAAATTTAGTTTCTGACGGAGGATTTTTCATAAAATTTTCTGTCGCCAAATTAACTCCTGATATCTGACCTTCTAACTTTGCGACTTGTATTTCTAAAGTTCCGTTTTTAGACTCAAGAACTTCTATTCTCGCCTTTTGTTTATTCTTATCTTGAACCCAAAAAACAATTGTTATTACCCATCCTATAACAACTACTAATGTTGAAATAACCCATTTAATATCCTTTACCGAAAAAGAAAATTTTTTATCCATTATGTTGTTTTCCAAATCACTCATAAAGCCGACATATTATTCCACTTAATAACTAACATAGGATTAAATGAACGAGATTTTATTGTTAAGTTTTTGGCACAAAATTGTCCAAAAAAAGTTATACCTAATGGAGTGTAATCATAATTAATTAATTTTAAACCATATCCCTCATTAATGAATATTGATATGTTTCTAACATTAGTTGATGTGTATTTTGCATTTGCTCCGTCCCAATAATAACTCTGACTATAAAACCAAAAATCATAATAGTAATAACCGCTTTTATCATACACATTTCTTGTTACACAATAATCAAAGTCATTATAAACATTATATCCCATTCCGTATGTCCAATAACCTGAATTAGATGGTTGCCAGTTAATATAAACACCCTTTTTATCTCCAATAAAAGAAAATGAGAAAAGGATTGAAATAATGATTAATATTTTTTTAAATAATTTCATTAGTTATAAATATCTAAGAAACAAAAAAGGGACTTAATTAGTCCCTTCTTCAAATTCAATTTTACTTTGTCGTTTTTCTTTTATAAAATGACTTATTCTCTCGTTAGCAATTTCCATATAATTTGGAGATAATTCAATCCCTATCCATCTCCTGTCAAGTATTTCTGCCGCGACTGCTGATGTTCCACTACCCATAAAAGGGTCTAATACAATGTCATTTTTGTAAGTTAATATCTTAATTGCTTTTGTGGGAATGTCCATACTAAAAGTGGCCTTCGTTAATGGTCTCGAATCGTTTAGATATTTCCATTGTCCAAAAACAAGACTCATAAATTCTTTTTTGTCTTCATCAATATAAACTTTCTTATCTTTTGTAACACCAAACAAATCAGTTTCTTTAACTATCTCAGGTGTCCATTGTGGTTCACCTTTAATTTTTTTAATGTGATTCTTTTTATAAGCCAGGATAACACATTCTTTCGGGTTATAGATGTACGGGGCCGATGGACTCATCCAAGAACCCCAAGCCGTTGTTTTACTTCTGTGTGGTGAGTCTTCTTCTAAGTCAACGATACCAAAGAATTTGAATCCAATCTCTTTCATTATCTGCCAAACTTCAGACACAAAAAATATTCTTCCCCCTTTTTCTTGTCTATTGATTTCAAATGGAATATTTAAGGCAATTCTACCATCATCCTTTAACACTCTATACGTTTGTGTTAACCAATCTCTACTGAATATTTTATATTCCTCAAATTCAACATCATCATTATGAACATCATAATTAATACCCACCCCATAAGGGCAGCTAGTAACCACTAAATCAATACTTGATTCCGGTAATGTTTTCATAACCTGAATACAATCACCATTAATAATTTTACCTGTTTCTATCATATTTTAAATTTAATAATTTTTCCAAAGAGTTTCAACCTTTGTTTTTTTGTTGAAGTTGCCATCCATTGTTTTAACTTCAAACTGAATTTTTTCAAAACCATTTTCGGTTAACTTGTTATAAAGTTCGCAATCATATCCACTAATTAATATTTTAGATTTACTTTGGATAACTGAATCTAAAAATTTAATATGTCCTTCTCTATCCATATCAACTTTATATCTAACATCAGTTCTTGTTGATTGTTCGTATGGGGGATCACAATATATTAAAGTGTTAGGATTACTATATTTATTGATTAAATCAACCCCATCTACGTTTGAAATTATAACCTTAGATAATCTATCGTGTAATTCTGGTAACCTATCGATTGACGATAGAAAATCAGATACCGCTTTACTCATACTTCTTCTTACGTGAGTATTCATTGAGAACCCTCCAACTCCATTGTGAGAAGTTCTATTAACATAGAAGAAGTAAAATGCTCTTTCAACCAATGAAAGTTCTTTGTTTAATTCCAACTTGTATTCTTTTCGTATATCATCAGAATAAAATACCAAATCACATTTCTCTTTAAATTCTTTGAATAGTTCTTTATCCGATATTACCTTATATAGAGAATAAACGTTTTTCTCCAAATCGTTGTAGATTTCAACCTCAACTATGGGTTTCTTTAATCCTACAATGTAAGTTCCTCCAAATGGTTCTACATACGTTTTAAATGGTTCTTTAGGGAAGTGTTCTATTATTTTATTGTAGAACCCTCCCTTACTTCCAAAGTATCTTATAGGTGCGTTCATTTACCCTCCAAAGTTTCAATGTGATGTTGGATATACCAGATAGCCTTTTTTAAATCCTCGATTTCCTTATCAGAGTTCTTTTTTCCCGCTCTTGAGATATACTTTACAGCATTACCCAAACTAAATCCCAAAGACCAAGCATCAATAACCTTAATCGATTCGTATACGTTATGTTCTCCCCCATAATGACCTGGGTGATTAACCTGTTCTTTACTCATATTTCTTGTTTTAAAATTTTTTCTATTTCTTTATCCGATACCCCATTTCTATGTAGGTCAAAAACTTTTGAAGATACTTCATCCATAAAGATGAATGCGTCAGATGAAAATAATTTTTTAAGTTGTTTTTTTTCTTCTAAGTATTCTTTGATTGTGTTCTCACTTACGAACCTACTATTGAATCCCATAATTTTTAATATTAGTTGTTTTAAATTTTTTTGACCTTTGATTAATTTGAGACATTAATTTTCTTTTAAAGAGAGGTATTAGTGTTTCTTCAAATGGAAACATATCATTGCATACCATTTCAAAAACAGGATATTTAATAACCTTCTCCTTATTGTCAAATCTACTTAAAACTTCCGATATTGTCAATTTTTCTTTACTTTCCCTATATAATAATTTTATGGTTGATTTCGTAACGTATTCAGAGTTTTTAACTTTTCTAATTGTGTATTCCCAAAAATAAACTTCTTCACCTTTAACATAAAAAAAGAACCCTTTTTTTGAGTTAATATTATCTTTATTTTTTCTAGTGACAATATCTATCGAGTCATAAACTACCGACCAAAACGCTTTAACTATATTAAAATAATCAAGTAGTTTTGGTTGAGCCATTTTTAGTATTTTTTGAAACTCGATTCTTTGTTCATCGGTCATTTCAGGAATATCTTTATATTTCAAATCCGTAATTAATATTTCTTCATCAGGTGATACTAACTTTTTATCGGTATATAAAATTTTGTGGTGCGATAGTAATGATTGTACATTTCCTAAATGTAAGGATAATTCTGTAAACATTGGGTATAACTTCATCTCTTCAAGAGAGTTATTTAACTTTTGAAAATAATTTAATAAAATATATTCTTTATGTTCAGAATCGATGGTGCCTTTAAACATCCAGTCGGTATCCATCATAAATTTTATTTTTGGTAATTTTTCCATATTCGAATTATAAAGAATAATAAAAGTTTTTTAAATTATTTATTAACCATCATAACATAAAAACGTTCATTCCCATAATAATATGGTCCTGAGTAATCACTATCATAACCATTCATAATACCCCATCCATCTGAATCTATTAATCCTTGCGCTAGTTCATCTTCATTAACATAATACTTAATTTCATAACCATGCTGTTTAAGCCAATCCGCCGGATCATAAAGAACATCATTCCTAATTATTCTATTAAGTTTTTCTTCAATCATATCTTCAGTAGGTTCTTTATCAATTTCTATTGAGTCTAGATCTTCTTGGGCGGTATCAATATTACTTGAAATTTCTTCCAGTTTTTTTTCTAAATCATTATATTCATCACTATCACTATCCTCCAAATCTCCTAGTTCATCTTCAAGTTCACTTTCTAAAGTTTTCATATCTTCGATATATTTCTCCAATTGTTGAATTCTCTTTTCTTGTTCATCAGTTAATTGGAAGTCATCGTCATCAAAATAAGATTCAGGATTATCTCTAATATCATCCTCGTAATATTCTCTAGCAACCTGTTCTACTTGGTCGTTATCAATATAATCATCAATAAACCTCTTGTTAAAACCATCAAGTCCAATATCGTCAATATAGTTTTTAGCATATTCAAGTGCTGCGTCTTCCATTTCATCTTCAGTACCTACGGTAAATTCATAATCTTTAAATTCATATCTTGGTATTTTAAAAATAGATAAATTACCATAATACCCACGACTTTCGAGATATAAATCATATAACCCTATTTTGTCATCGGTAATTTCTTCTAACTCATCTTTGAAATTCTCTAATTCTTCTTCGAGTTTATCTATTTCTTCTTGTACCGATTCATCACCAGTTTCATTATATCTTTTTGTTAACTTTTCG